TACCATTCTTAATTTTAGTCTTAACCTTGTACTTCTGAATAGTTCCTATGCCCTTACATTCGGGGCAGCAAACAGCCGTAGTACGCTCTACTATGTTAGTTGTAGCCCGAACAGCATTAGCGAACTGACTTGAAGTCATTTTAGGCGGCATGAGGCTCTTACCTGCCTCATTAGTACCAATGTTGAAGGTCTTCTGATGAATGTTGCGGTCTATTACCTCGCGGGAGTAGACTACCTTAGTCATGTCAGCCCCACTATTCAGATTAATAGGAGTGTCACCCATTACCATCTCAACTATTTCATTTAGTCGTAAGGTTAGCTCTTCCTTCTCAATCTCAAACTCATTCTTGACCTCTAGTAAGACATCTAGGTCTATCTTGGTTCCGTTCATTTCGATTTCTACAAGGAACAGAAGCATTTCGTTCATAAAATTTATTACGGTAGTTAGTGACTGATTATGCTCTTTCTGAAAGTCTAGCTGTTGGGCGAGGTATATCTCACCACAAGTTCTAACGTCAGCCTCGGCGTACTCAATGACTTCATCCAGAGGCATAGCCTCAAAGCCAATCCCAGATTTAAAATTATCATCAACTAAGTCAGACTTTTTTAGGCTATCTGTATTACGGCGAAGGGCAGTATCTTTTAGACCTATACTCTTACGTCTACCCTTCGATAGGACGTACTCACCTATCATAGTACAGTAGATCAGGGGAGGTAACTCGAACCCCATTTCTAATAGCCATTCCACGTCGAACTTGGCGTTGTGGCAGACTAAAACTTTAGCAAACCTGAGATGTTCTTTAAGTCGTACAATACCCGAAGGAATTTCACATTCGTTGTGATACCAGATGTCGTTATGTACCTGCTCAACAGTAGTATCACCTAGCCATCCATAGTGGGCCGAAACACACCTGTTTGATGGGTTCTTAGGTGAGTTATCTATTCTACCGTCAATTCGCTCAACAGTAGTCTCTAGGTCTAGGATTAATATTTGTAAGGGGAGAGATAGGCTTGTGCTGGATAAAAGCCTATTCATTAGCAATACCCCCAAATGGGCGGTAGGTTACGAACCTAATGCTTCTATCGCCTTCTTTAATGCTGGTTGCAGCCCACTTGGATAGTTTCCTAGGGTGAAAGACGAGAGTATGTCCTCGAAAGACAACAACTTCGCTCTCTGGATCATGGCCTAACTCTACCAAGTACCTAGCCATTTTTCCGATTACTGAGCCGCGCTTAACGTCAAGAGTAATCCCCTCTAGTTCGCAGGAAATGAGTGTGTCCCCGAACAATTCTAAACTGAGTAATTTTTTCAAAACAAAGGCTCCCCATTTTTGTCTAATGTGATGGGCTTGAATGCCATTTCTTTTGCGGGAATGGGTCGAGAAGTTTTGGTTATAGAAACTATACCTACTTGCTTTAGCCACTGCTCTAATACGGGAGGTAGGGGGTCATACAACATAGCGAGACACCTTTCCTTCGAGGTTGCATTGGACTGTGCCATGCCAACCACTGATTTTATTCTTCATCACAGTAATCCATCTGGCAGGATCGTCTGGATTGTCTGGGTGATCCATCTTACCAATTCCAAGCATGATGTCGCTCTCTGCAGCCTTACCTAGCTTAGAGCCTTCCATCATAGACATGGTTATGCGCGTCTTACCTTCAGCCTCTGCACTGGCCTGAGAGAGACCTAGAATGGCACAATCATACTTCTTGGCGCACTCACGCAGCCTGTAGTATAACTCTCGCAGCTTTTCATGACCTGAGTTAAATTTCTCTACCAGGGCAATTTTGTCGGCCATGTCGATGACGCAGATTTCGGGCTTTTCCTTGGCTAAATAGCCCTCTAACATGGAGATATCCCAACCCTGGGCATCTACGAATATCAATCTATCTCTAATACCTGAGTATCTGGCGGCTGCAGCCTGAGGGTCTAGAGCAACTTCGTCCTTAGTCATGCCAGTGTAGGCTTGTATGGCCCGTAGCTTCGTCCTCTTAGCCACTTCCTCATTTGCTATGTAACAAACTTTAGCTCCTTGTTGGCAGAAGCCGCCTGGGCTGGCACATAGGCTTATGGCGAAGGCAGTCTTACCCACATTGGAATACGCGGCAATGACACCGAACTCACCTCTGCCAATGCCGTACACTTCTCGCGCCAGTGTTTCGATATTGAACTTAAAACGGTTATCGTCAGACACAACTGCAAGTAATTCGTAAATGTCATCCGTAACATTCTCACCATAATTATCTGGGAGATAGCCATCAGAAACTCTGGCTACTAGTGTAGTTAGTTGATCCATAGCCGAGGCATTACCCTCAGACATCATGATACCAAGATTAGCAACATCTAGTCCTATTGATTGCCGCCAAAGGTTTTCAATTACTTCACTAGAAACGTCTAGATCTAACGGCTCAGCAGAGTTTATACAGTTGATGTTGTCTTCAATTTCTGCCGTCCACGAACCCGTAGAGGTCGGGTTTTTTGCTTTCCAATAGGATAACAAATCTATAGGCGTCAGATCTTTTGAAAATTTGTTATGGGCATCTGCCATAGTTGAGTAGATGTCTTTTAGATTATCATCAAACAAAGCAGGTCGAAGCCTAGATTTATTTTCTTCATAAAACTGGTGAGATAAGCAGCTTTTTAGTAGTGAGTGGTCAGTCATGTATCATCCTTGCCGTTTGCTAAAACTTAGTTAGGTGCAACAGCTAACATGACAGAGGACAAAAAAATAGCCCCTAATTTCTTAGAGGCCATTTTAATTTAAGCAGCTAGATAGTCATTATTCAGTGTGACATTAATATCACTTATTTTGTCGGAATTTCATATTTTTTATGTCAGGCTTGCTTGCGCCACGACGCTCTTTAACGTCCAGTACCGTAAAAGAAACGTATTTATACTTCTCTTGTAACTCTTCAAGAAGGTTTTCAAGCATGGCCTCTGCCTTTGCTGCTTCTTGGAAGTTGGCTACGTCAAGGTCGGCTAACATGATTGCTCTTAGTTGCATGGTCTTTTCCTTTTTTTAAGTCGCTGTAGGCGATGCGACTGATACTTTTAACGTACTGATCCAGTACGCACACATTGTTATCGCAACCATGAGTTGCGCCCCTCATATTTTAATAGCTATATTTAGTAGGTGGTCCCATTTTCGGATTGGGCCACCAGGTAGCAACATATACATAAATCAAGTTGCTGTAATGCGGATACTTTGTACAAAAAATACCAGAAACTCCAGTACCTATGTGTTTAGCTAAAGTCACCCAACTTTTAACATATAAAATGCCGCCCGCTGAGTAACTATGGTGGTGATCCAAGCGATATTTCATATGTCGCATACACCTAATTCTTTTTCTAAGATGTTTTACTTTCGCTATCATCTTCATATCTGTGGTCCCCCCAATGACCCGCTGCCAGTATAGTCGGCAGCATTCTGCATTGTTTCTATTTGTTAAGTACACTTAGTATCTGGCTCGGCGTATTCAGTTTCAAATCACACTTAGTTAATCTAACTTTAATTGAATTACCAAACTTTCTCCCTTGATAAATTGCACTAGCAGATGCGTCTTTGTCAAGGACTAAATAAGCCTTAGTGTATCTACTAAGTGTGACGAAAATGTTAGTAGTTATTTTTGTTCCTAACATAGCTAAACCAACATAACCTTCTATTCGAGACACGGAACAGGCTGATAATACATCTTCTACTAAAACTACTGTGCTACCAGTGCCAACAGTTATACCACACTTAATAGATCCGTAAGTTAGCCACTTAGGTCCAAAACCTTTTAGTAGTCTGCCCACTGCACCGCCGTCCTGCATAAAGAGTATTCTGCTCGTAGCAGGGTCATATCTGACCACAATCAAATTATTTTGATAAGCTTCCCAGGCGTTGTTCAACTTTAAGTAATTCACTGCTGGGGCATAGTTTTCGACTGACGTAGTGATCAGTGGAACTGGTCGCCCAAGGCCCTTACTTGTAGTCTTCCTACTCATGTAATCTTTAGTAGACTGTAGGCTACGTCTACCTGAGTGTATCCCTTTAGCGTTGCAGCTTGCTCTGAAACAATTCCACATTAATTGACCATCTGCTTTAGCAATACTCATCTTCTTTGAGCCATAGCAGATAGGGCAGGTTATTATTCTGCGTTCTCCCTCTTTAATAGGGATAGTCTGTATAATCTGTAGTTGTTCTGAGTAGGTCATGTTCATCCTAGACTAAGGCTATACTGCCCCTTCATAGGGACAGCGTCAGCTTACATGTGTTTTCGGATACTACAACCCCCAATCAACACTTAATTGACGGCATATGAAAGGCATTACTACCAAACACCTACCTGTAAACTATTGATTTAATTGGAGAACCTGTCACGCCGGGGGTCGCGGGTTCGAGTCCCGTCAACCGCGCCACTGTGTTGAAAACATTGGATTTTATTTTCCAAATCTTGGTAGTGGGTGTGAATTGGTAGTTTTTAGAGAGAGGCGTCACGCAATGCCTCTCTTTTTAGCTCCTGTTTCTGCCTGAGTCGCGTTCTTGATCAGGTAAACTCTTCTCAGAACTTCTTCTGATGCGTGGCCTGTAGATGACATGATTTCGGCTTCCGTAGCCCCACAGTCTGCTAGTGACGTGGCAGCGGTCCTTCTGAAGTCTGCCAGCCATAAGTTTTCTGGAATGTCGTGACTTCGGCGTAGTTTTAAAAATCTTTTGCGGAGAAGGTCAGAGGTGTACGGCTTCATGTAACTGGCCCCGTTTTTGGCAGCATTTCCATCATTACGAAATACAAAGTTATCCATGTTGTGGCGTGTGTGAAGCTTTAGTCTTTCCTCTATTAAAGACGTGGCGTAGAGCATCATAGGCTGACCCGTCTTTTCCTGCACAAACTTAAAAGCTATTTTATTCTGTTTGCTTTTTGGACAAATAAAATCAAAATCTATGTGATCCCAGGTCAGTTGCCTCATGTCCCCAACTCTCTGGGCAAAATGCAAACACAGAACCATTAATGTCCCAATGGACTGATATCCACTATCATCACATATCTGGATCATTTTTTCCGTTAGTTCCGTGTCCCAAGCAATCTTACGCCCAGTGGGGCGCACTAGACCCATCTTAATAAAGGGGTTAACTCTCCACAAACCATGACGCTCAGTTGCGTACCAAGCAGTCCTAAGGCGCGACACTGTAGTAAAGGATGTGTTATACGAATAGTTAGTCTTAACGTATGCCTGTAGACGATCAACATGATCGGCTGTAACATTGTTAATTAACATTTCACCAAAAGTTTTAGTTGTACTCATTGGAGTGCTGCAGGCGATTGAAAAGTACAAATCATAGTCGCGTTTAGAGCCAGCTTTTATCTTCTGGAATTGTAGAGTTTCTCTATATTTTCCGAGAAGGCCCATGACTGTATTTTCTGCTGTGTTTATACTAGTCAAATCTCCTGCATTAGCACTTGCGAGTTGTCGGGCTATTTCTTTCGCCCAGTTCTCTGCATCCACTTTATGCTTCAAAGTATAGGATTTCACTAAATGAGGTAATTTTTCGATCACATAAGGATCTAACTTTACCCGCCACTTTTTAGTTGCACTGACATAGACTACATACTTCACACTTGACCTAGACATTTGCTGCCCCCTCGTATGTGGATTTCCAATCGACGCCTGTCAAAGCACCCCAGCTATGAGGGTATAATTGACCCATTACGTTACTTATCTGATTAGCTATTTCCCTAGTCTCTGCCTGAGTGTCTGGAGCGCAGCGAAGCACTGCCATTTTGGCAAATGCATCTAATGAACCGGACCAGATAAATTGGGTTAGGGAACTCAGGGGGAGGCAGGCTCTAGCTTGCTCTTCACATACCCCAAGGTCTAGAAGCTGATCATACGTCTTTACAGCGTCAGACACACATAATTCGTATGCGGTTGTAGCTGCATCCTGACTAGATTGAACCAGTGGATCACCAGATCCTTGTTTCTTGTCTTTTGTGGACGATCTCCAGACGCCAGGGTAGAATATATCTGGTGTAGTTTTGATATATCTACGGCTGACCTCATTAACTCTAAGATAAGAGTGTTTAATGCACTGCCTAGTTACAAAAATAGGACAGGTTATTCTAAAACTTGCGAAACAGTGTCCAAATGGCGAAAAATGCTTATGCTTTGCAAGATATTTAATAAGTTTTTCATCTGAGTAGTGTAGAGTTGGTACTCTCACACCGTTTGTTTCAGTATAACCTAGAGGTACAGCTTCTTTGTTGTAAGAAACTCTAGCTGCGTTGACCACTGTGAGATCATCACCCATGCTTGAAATAAGATCAGCCTTCATGACCCTACCTCTTGATAGAATATGTGTTGACCAACTTTGCAGTTTTTGTGCAGGGTCTTAGCCCAGTAGGGCTTGACGTACTCAGCGTGATAGAATGTTGATGAACCTACACATGTTACTTGAACATCATTCTTTAAGATCATTTGGGCTAAGTTAAGAGCCCGTTTCCAAGCCTCTGTCTCTTTTGGTCGATCAGACTTACCATCCGAGAACCAACTGAACTGACCCTTTTGTGTTACTACCTCACAAATGGTTGGTGGAAACTTAGGACTAACTACCCTGTTAATAGTGACCTGAGCCACCGCAATTTGGGATAAAATATCCTGAGATCTAGCTTCAAAATACAGATTTAAGGCCAGGCAGGTCGCCGCTGAAGTTAACAGCATTAAAGTACCCTCACATATTTTACGTGTTTTAGTCTGTATGACTGACCTACTTTTAAGTAACGCAGTCTGTTGTGGGGCAATTCATGGCCCATCCCACTCACACGGCAAACTACATTGTTTTCGTCCGAATTATTTAACAAATCGAATACTTTATACTTTGCAGAGTGGTCCATTTCGTTTTCTATGTTGAAAGCATCGCCCATTCATCTAACCTCTTAGTTAATCTCCCGCCATGATTAATTTGACAGGTCTAGTTAAGGGTAGATCATAACACCCTAGTGGGTGTCAATATTTAAATTAGACGTAAAAAAAGGCTCCAAAGAGCCTTTAATTGTAGTAGTTACTAAATTTTATTAGGTTGCTGTTTGGGCTATTCGACTACAGCTAGTATTTCCCAGCCAAACTCTTCTGGTTTTTCACTAGTAGCCATTGGTACTGCCACTTGTAACTTGTCTATCCACACAACAGATTGTGCCTTCCCTGTAGTTTTAACTAAATTAGCTACATCTTCTAGTACTCTAGAAAGTGCAAGAGCGGCTTCTATATTTAATTTATTCACTAATGAGACCCTCAGGTTAATGGTTTTTGTTTCCCCAGCTAGCCCCCAATTTGGATTAATATTATAGTTCTGTCAACTAAGTTTTAACTAATCCGCGCGCGCGAAGGATAATTATATATTCTGTATATATAACAAAGCAATACACATACAGTTTACCTACCGTATACACACGTAATTAAAATTAAAATAAAATAAAATCATAAAATTAAATAAAAAAGTAATAATACTAAGCATATAAATAAATTTAACTGAGTTTTTATTAAGTGTTTGACGGTACCGTCTAACTGTGTAACTATCTACTTAGTGGCGGAAGCACCGTCCGAAACAACTAAGGATGACCAAATGACTTTAATAGCTAATTATAAATCTAAAAAAGATTGCCGTGAGAATGTCGGGGAGCCACTCAACTATACTGAGACCAGCATGTTTGGCCCACAGTATAAATCTAATGGCACCTTAACTGTAGCAAACCGTCCACATATTACTGGCCTTGGTAGGGAATGGTTTGGTCAGGTGACATTGGAAAATGGCCTGATCACAAAAGTTACCTGATGTGGCTACTTAGGTGGCTCATCTTTGCATTCATACTTTTAAAAATAATTGAACTAATAGTTAACTAAGAAAGTGACCAACAAATGTTAGATTTCCAAAATATAGCAGCATTCAACCAGACTGCTTTTGATTTAACTTCAGACGTGAATTTCGAAATTGCTTTTGAACCGACAAAGTCTGTGGATCATAAATATCTGGTAGCGACCACCGGAGACAAAGCGGGGCAGGTTTTAAGTGTAGTCAGCAATTCCTTTGACTGTGTCTCGCATCCTAAATTTTATAACAATGTTTTTGATGTAATGACCTCAGGGCTCAATTCATCTGAATTAGAGGGTGTAGAGGTATCTTGGAAGACGGCTGCAAAGGGCTGCTGGTCAGCAGCAGACATCAATTTCCCCAATACTGTTAGAAAGATCACAACAGATAAGCACGAAGTTGAAGTAAGATTTCGGATGGTTCTAGGCCATGGGATCTCAGGCCTACAAAGCAATACCTGCATGTATGGCTCTATTGATTGGTATTGCCACAATGGGCAATTCTCATCTGCTATTGATGCAGTGTCAAAGATTAGAAAGAAGAATAGTAAAAACTTTAACTTCGATACATTTCTTACTGTCTTATCTGCCCACAAAAATGACTTCCTGAGAGACACAGATCACATGCAGCAATGGGCTGATACTGATATCTCAAATATGGATGTCAAAGAGACCATGCGTAAGATCGTAGGCCTCGAAAGCAAAGCAGATGCTTTGACAGAATTGTATGAGGGTGTGGAACGCCCAACTCGCGGCGCCAATCTCTATTCTCTATTCTCTTGTATGACTAATTATTCCAGCCATAGCCTGGGCAATGGTTTTGAGCTACGCCGCAACTCTGGCGGTAATGAGGCCATGAGCATGGCAAAACGTGAGACAGAGGTCCAGAAGTGGATCAGCTCACCCTTGTTCGAGGTAGCAGCATGAAGATGACAAAAGCTCGGAAGCCCTACACATGCCACTACTGCAAGGGTGCTATATCTAAAGGTGATTTTTACCGAAAGAAAACAGTGTCGGTAGGACAGCCTTGGAAAGATGACAAGATAATCAAAATGGCTGGTGGCGGCATAGCTTTTGAAGCTCAGGGTTTCAGCTATGGAGTGCAGGTCTGTGAATGTTGCTAATGAAGTGGAGTGATTTAGGGGATATCCTAGGAGCCCTCTCAATATTCCTAGTCGGCTACATGCTTTTGATTTTAGCACACGGTTTCGGTTACTAACTCTCAAAAGGCCAATGGATTAGCACTCTGTTGGCCTTTTTGCTTTTAAGGTACAGGTTCACACTTTTATGACCTGTTACCTGCAAAAACCTTCCCCCCCACCAAAACGGCTCCTACAGCCTCTTAGACGGTAGCATGCTGCACCTAACAAAGTGTTTGACGCTGCCGTCTACTATGCTATTTATGTAGATAGTGGCGAAAGCTTTGCCCAAACCAACTAAGAAAGTGACCCAATGACCAATCCAAAC